TATGTTGTTGGTAAAATAAAACCAACATGACCCGCAACCTGATCTTCCTTGCCCTCCTTAGCGCCGTCTCGGCATTCAACCCGTCCACCCTTCCAGGGGTATCGAAGCCAATGGGATACTTTGATCCCCTGGGTCTCGCCAGAGACAAGACGGAGATCGGATTCAACAAGATCCGAGAATCCGAGATCAAACACGGTCGTGTCGCAATGCTTGGTTCACTGGGTTTGTTGGTCGAAAAGTATTTTCATCCGCTGATCCCGGGTAATCTGGGTTCACCAATCTATTTCTGGCAGATCGTTGAGAACAGATATCCTCTGCTCATTGCCATGATCGTCTTCGGAATCGGAATGACCGAGCTGTACTCGATCCCGAAAAGCTGGGAACAGACGAGCATGAACGGTATTGCGGATCTGCGTGCGGATTATGTGCCAGGATTCTTGGCATGGAATATCGTTACGGACGAAGACGAGTTACGGGATTTGCAGACCAAAGAGTTGAATAACGGTCGTCTTGCAATGATCGCGTCTCTTATGATTGTGCTCCAGGAGTATATCCAAACCACTCCATGATCAAGAACACATTAGGATCGGATGTATATATTCCAACAAAAATATACATCTTATTATCGTTTCCATCTGCAGTTCCGGCGAATAAGGACGAGGAAAAGGAAGAGACCAGAGATCAGCACGAGGAAATAAAAGAGGATACGATATGTCTTCTCTTTTTTTTTGCTGTCCGTGTAACCTTCTGCATGTACGATATGTTCGAATGGGAAGTTACTCAGACCGCCCAGCGTATCGGAGTAGTCCAGTCCGGGAAACAGATTCAGAGCAATCGTAGAATACCCGTTCTCGGTGTGCGCATGCTCAAAAAATCGTGTTACGCCCGTTTTCTTGAGAATGGGTAACGGGATCTTTTCGTATTTCTTATACTCGTCCTTCGAGAGCAGCGTTCGTCTGAATTCCGGATTGTTTATTATGTGGAACCCGTATTCTGTCTGCAGACGCTTGTAATAGAGGGCGTACTCGTCGATTCTCAGATCGAAATCGGGCAGACAGGTAACCACATTGGTTTCTATGTTGCACTCGTTGTTTCCTCGGAATACCCAGAAATACCCGTCCCTTCCCCAGTCTCTTCCCCAGCTGTTCTTGATCTGCCAGTAAGGAATGCCGTCCTTGATTCCCCATCCCACGATTTCGATCGCATGACTGCTGATACTGACCGCATCTTTGCTCTTTCGGTAGATGCTTGTGTTGGCGTCAAAATCAAAAAAATCACTATAGATGTCCATTGTTGTGGCAACGGGACCCCACTTCAGGATCTCGCGCTGGATCCCGTAGACGGGATCCGGACAGTGTATCTTGTAGAGCAGATTAGCGGTGTAGATCTTGGAGGGGGTACCGTAGAACTGATCGTTATAAAAAACGAGATCGTTGCAGAAGGCATTCTTCCATCCGCCCACGTTATTGCAGAACAAGAAATTATCCTCCTTATCCGAGAACGAACTGCCGAAACTCCCTCCCAGGTTTTCTTGTCGGACAATGCCGAGTAAGGAATCCTCTTTCTTGTCATAAGGATCGCAGTCAAAAGTGATGGCTCCATTCGTCATGAGAAACAAGAAGCCGGTCTCCAGGAAGTTGCCGTGACAGGCCAAATTTTTTCGATTATACAGGTTCTCGTAGAAGGTCTTCTCTCCGAAAAAGTATGGAGTGGGGAGAGACGTCTGTCTTTCTTGTATCGCCGTCAGAAGTTGATCGCATCGCAGGATCCTTGCGGGTGATAACCCGGAGATCCTCTTGTGATTGAGCAGTATATTGATCCGATCGGCCAAGACCTGAACCGGCGCAAACGCCCAACAGGATCCGCATGTTCCCTGATCCAAGGGACTCGTCAGCAGATCCTTCCACACCTCCGTCCCATCCATCTGATCGGGCATTCTGTCGGTGATCCTGTACTGAACGTAAGATCTGATCTCGAATCGGTTGTAGTGTTTCTGCGGGGAATAGGTATTGACAGACTCTGATCGGACTTTCTGAGTCAGAAGATTCATTTATTCTGTAAGAGTAAATTTTTTGCGTACTCGTCGTACTCTCGGTACAGGGACGGAACCGGAGAATCCCCGACCTTCCGCATATGAAATCCTATGGAATGTGAGGCTCTGTCCAGACGGTATTGATTGTTCATGCCGACCGGATAGACCTTCTCGTCGACCACGATGGATAGAAACGACGGTCTGTCCTCCGTGATGAACGATCGGTCTCCACGTATGATGAAGATGTTGTTGTACTGGATCAGCGCATGGATCGAACGATAGATATTGATGTCGGTCATGATCCGGAAACGACCGTCTCTGTAGGACAGGGTCGTGTACGATCCCGCCAATGCCAGGGAAACGAGGCTCCCGTTCTTGACCGGCGTGTGATCCTCTATCAGGATGTTATTCGGGTAGTGCACAATCCTCATCCGTAGCGCATCCCCATTTTTTCGGAATACAAGATCCCTGCACAACACCCGATCCTTATGCCACAGCTCGATGGTGTCGGCATTGTAGACCACGGCGGTCGGGATATCCGTATACACGGAGCGATCATAAAAACTATCGACCCTCCAATTTTTGTAGGCATCGATCTTTTTCAGATCGATCCCCTGGTCTGGAAACCCACGCAACGGACGCAACTCCGTCGCCAACGGGACACACAGTTTAGAGTCATGGAGGTAGTAGCCCGCATTGCAGTACGGATTTTTGGAACAGATGTCCCTGCATTTGCGGTAAGACACGTCCGGGACACACTCCCCTGATACGGTATCGATACACGAGTATCCGGTGGAGAGGGGCACGACGGATGGGGAATAGGACTCGGTCATACAAAGGGTGTAGGCGAGATCGTTATCTTGTGCCTGTGTTTTGCACTGTTCTTGTGTAGTACCGTTTGCGTACCCGTTCTCGGCACGGACACGAGAGAAATATTCGACGCACGGAAAATCGAGCCCCAACAGCCTGTTCTCCAACACGCATCGTTCCATGGCCCTGTCCAGATCCAGATCACGAACGTAGACCCCGTTGATAATGTTGTTACAATAATTCATTTATTGTAATAAAATGGAATTTCGTAATTTTATACCGATACGTCTGTATCGTTACGGGACTTTTTTTCGGTTGCAGAAGCCCTACCGCTACGATAACGGGTTTTTGTTCCGTGAGGACGAGCCCTTCCTCTCCTACTATACCCCCGTCCGCACTTTCTACGTGCTGAACCCTTCAATCCAGCCCCCGATACCGAGGGGGTGTCAGCTCTTTGTCGTCCACCAGCGTAAAGAGTATCCCTATTCAATGATTTCGATCGAGCCCAATCTGTTCACGCCACACCAACCACATACCGATTCCTATTTTTTCTTTATCGCCTATATCGTTCCTATCCCACGGGGGATCCCCTTGGTCTACGAGAATACCTATCTCGTGGATGGATCGGATCGGTTCGTCACGTACGTCCGTCTCTACGATCAGCCGAGTAAACACGTGCCCTACGCACAAAAACCCGACTACAGGGTATTGTTTGTCACGGATCGTCCGTTCCTGTACTGGTCGTGCAATTCCGAGGCGTGCTGTGTGCCGTCGGACGATCCGCACGACTTCCCGAGACTGATGGACTGTCAGACAACGTGCTATCCCCGGGTACGCAACAAGACGACGTACGTCGGAACGTCGTCCGAACGTCTTTATGATTTATTGTCTCGTCCGTAAAAAAAATATTCTGAAAAACAAAACTTTTTATTTTTCAGATTATTTTTTTTTTCTTCATGTCCGGATTATCTTCCACAATCCGTCCCTGCGACGATAATATTCTACGTCCCTACAACGGATCCCGTCGTACGGTTCCGGGATATTTGTTATGCGAAAGACCGTCCAGAACGTCGGCAGTGTTATCGGGTCTCGGTAGTGGTAGAACAGAACCGGCACCGTGGGGTTCCGTCTCGTGAATTCGTCCAGGACACACTTGTACGACGGTGTGTCGGTGCGTGAGAAGTTGCAAATGCGGATGCGTCGATTCCTTGGGTACAGCGGTCGTCCGATCCTACACACAAATATCGTTTCTTCTCCGTCGTATTCGTTCAGCCACGAGCCGTTATCGTCGTGGGTGAACAGCACAAATAGGAGTCTTTTCCCGTCGAACCAGTGAAAGTACTTGCCGTAGGCGTCTCGTGTCTTGGACACGATGTCGTGGATGAGGGCGACGACGTTGTAGCGGTTCAGGATCTTTTGTTTCTCCCGGCGGAGGATCGGTAGACGCTTCTCCCATTCACTGTTCTCTATGCTTTGTCGTATGATGCGATAGGATCCCTCCAAATCACTCATATCCAAAGGGACGAATACACCCGGATCCAGGATGTCGGATAGGTTGGGACAGCCCCAGTAAAAACAAAGGGTCTCTGATAGGACGCACTCGTAGATCTTTTCGGTGGCATAGTTGTGTTCGGAATTGTTTTCGGCCATAAGGTAGTACCGGTAAGGGAAGAGAGCCTGGGACTTGTGGTCGATCGGGGACCGATAGTTCTTGAAGCCAAAGTAGTTCTTACGGCCGTACACGTCGACCACGACGTCTTCCTTGGTATCGAGATATCGGACTAGACCGATGCGCAATTGGTGACCCACGTCGTGGCTCTTGTTCGACGACACACACGAGATGCGATCTTCCATGGTTTTTTCCGGCGAGTGTCGTGACAGGAAGGCGTGCTCTTCTTCGAGCTCCCATATACACGGGTTCGGGTACTTCTGGCACTGGTGAACCCACAAGAATTTGGATTCTTCCGGTTCCGCCCATTCTCCCCACGTGTGGATGCCCCACGGCTTCGAGTCGTCGTAGACCCAGGGTTCTCCCTGGATGACAATGGTCTTCTCGGGGACATAGTCGGCATGATTTGGCGAATTGATGACGGCATAGACGTCGATATTATCCGAGTCGGAGGTGAATTGGATGTTCTCCCAGCGGTTTTCGGACGGATCCTGACACATCTTGGAGAACTGGCGCACCATGTCCTGAGAGGAAGAATAGTTTGAGAGGAGGCGTACACGGATCATGATTTAAAAACACCATCTTTCTTTTTTTAAATCAAAAGGAATGATTGTGATTACATCGACGGGACGTTCCGGAACCACGTTCCTCATAATATTGTATACACTTCTGGGGTACAACACCGGCTTCAATCCCGAAAAGATCAACGACGAGATACGAATATGGCTGTGCAATTCAGGAATGGAGCGTCCGTTATGGGACATAGAGAACGACCGGTACGAGGTGGTCAAGAACCCCGATTTTTGTACACAGATACCACATTTGATAGAGAAGACCCGTGTCGATCGTGTGATCTTGCCGTTGCGTGACTATACCACCAGCGCATTTTCCCGTTCCAAGTACTCACGACCGGGGATCAAGCGTGGCGGGTTCATAGGGGAAGTCGATAACGTGGACGACCAGATCCGGCACTACCACAAAATGGTTGCGACCCTCCTCATCGACTGTACACGATCAGAGATCCCGGTCGTCACGATCGATTTCGAAAAGATGGTAAGGGATGCTGAGTATTTGTACAAGAAGCTAGAACCGACGTTTGGAGATCGTTCGATCGATCTGGAGCGATTCCGACAAGCGTACAAAGAAGCGACGGAGTACCAGAAGAAGGTCGGGACGCAATTCTAGAGTACAAATAAAACTATGTGAGAAATGAAAAAAAAAATCATTTAGGAATATTTTTTTTTTACACATGCCGTGGTTCACACAATTACTGTCCTCAAAAAAGAAATCTCACTCACTTATAAATCGTCACATGAAGCACTCCTTCTTCACCAAGGAACGTCCTCTCCGCATCGGCACCGACTGTTCAGGGATGGAGGCTCCTATCGTTGCCCTCCAACAACTCCGGATCCCCTTCTCCCACGAGTTCTCTTCCGAGATCGACACGCATTGTATTGCTACGATCCAAGCCAACTTCACACCCAAGATCATCTTTGGTGATATGAAGACACGAGATATCAGGGATGTGCCCGACATCGATCTGTATGTGTGTGGGTTTCCTTGCCAGCCCTTCTCTATGGCGGGAAAAAGACAGGGAGAACGGGATCCGAGAGGAACGATCTTCTACGAGTGTCTCCGTGTGATCCGACACAAGAAGCCGATGGTCTTTGTGCTGGAGAACGTGAGAGGACTGTTGTCGATCGACGGGGGACAGACGTTCAAGACGATCCTCCGTGAGCTGGAAAAGTTAAAGGTGTATAACGTCCGATGGAAGGTGCTGAACACGGCGGATTACGGTATACCGCAGTCGAGGAAGAGGGTATTTATCGTGGGGATCATGAAGAGAAATGAGAATACAGAATTCCGATGGCCGGAACCGATACCGTGCCGACCACTCGAGGAGTTTGTGGACTGGGACGATAAACATCACAATGATCTTCCCCAATTTATAAAAACCAAAAATGTATCGAACGCTATTACTAAACAAACCGCTATTTTTGTCAATCTTACGGATGTTCACAACTATCATAGAAATGCCAACAGGTTGTGTCCTTGTATATTAACATGCAATCATAATTATTATTGTGTTCCTATGAAACGATACATAAACAAGTACGAGTTATTAAAACTACAAGGATTTTCGGTAAACTTTATGTTACCAGTAAGCAAAAGTCAATGGGAAAAACAATTAGGCAATACTATTTCTGTGAATGTTCTGGTTCATTTGTTTAAAAATATTTTTCAAAGGCTTGAACCAACTCTGGATACATCCTGACGTTGTTATTGGTTAGTTTTACTAGAATGTTTCCGTAACCCACAGATGTCCCGATTTTGGCTTGGAACAGTGCGGTAGTCGACATTCCATTAGAATAATTCTTCCACAGATCCGTCATCTCTCGTTTGGTATACTCCCGTCTCGGATCCAGTCCCTCCCTCATGAACCTTGCTATCGCCGATTGGTTCGTGATGTCCGCCCACTTCTTGAACATGCCGTTCCTGTCGTTCGTCAGCCGGTGGAGTTCCTTCGGATCCATCGTCTGGACATTCTGGTTCTGGATCAGCGCCGGAATGATCATAGTCTTGGTGATGCACCTGCCCTGATTGAACTCATCCAGGCTCATCCCCTCGTCCTCTTCTTTCTTGTCCGTGATCTCCCCTCGGAACTTTTGTGTCCTGTAGAGATTCCCATTCGGGATCTTGTCCTTTAGGAATTGTTGTGTCTTCATCCACTCCGACAGAGATTCTCCTGTATTCCTGATCCGTCGAAACATATCTTCCTGTAGCATGTAGCCCTTGTACATGTCCTCGTACTTGTCCTTCTCCATATGACACGTGAGGGGGATGTTGTCGTTGTAGATCCCGCACAGACGCATGCTCTGGATCATCGACGTTACGGACGTCCCCTTGGACGGGCGGTAGAACATGTGGGTCAGGTGCCAGCCGAAGTCCGCAGAGACGATATTGATCCCACGACCCACCAGGTTATACGATATGATGAGGATGCGAGGGAATCGATCCGCACCGCCGTTCTCCTTCAGGTACTGGAGTATGTAGGACAGACCGCAGTTGCTGAAGACGTGGATACGATCGGTGCTCGATGCCGCCTGTCTCTTGTGGCATCGGGGGAGAACCATCCTCACGCCGACCAGCGCCGGAGAATAGACCTTGGAGAAGGTGCCGTTGTAGGTGATGACGGTATACTCCATAGGATACCTGGTCGTGATCTCAGTCATAAGATCGTCCTGTCTGGTGATGAGGTGCTCGGTCTTGATCATGGCGATCATCGGGTGTTTCTGTTGGTGGACGATATCGAACGGGGAGTGGTTGGAGTGGGTGACGAGGAAGCGTTCAAGGTCTTCATCACCGAGGAGGTTTTTCTTTGTTTTCTCGACGGAACGGAACAGGAGCTTGTCGATACCCTTGTATTGAGAAGACGGCGTGAGCAAGAAGATCCTCTCGGTATTGAACCGATTCTCCGAATCGTAAAAGGCATCGTAGATCGTTGCACTGATGCCGTAGTAGTGCTTGGTCTGTTCCAGCGTAAAGGAAAGCTGGGGGGTAAACTTGTCGCCTTCGGAGTAGATGAGCTGATCGGCCTCGTCGATGATGACGTAGAGGTCTCTTATGTCTGCATCGGAACGACGGATATGGTCGATACAGTCGTTGAAGTGACCAATCTGTTTATCGTTGGCAAGGGCGATCATCACACATCGTCCCTCGGTCATCTTCTGGCACATCTGCTCGTGACGGGATAGGACGTGATCTTTGCTCCGGACGTTTCCCAAGTAAAAGAAGGAAGGGATGGAGCCGAGGACATCATCGTAGTCCATACCGTAGTTTTCGACGAGAAAAACGGCATACTCGTCGAGGAAGGAGATGAAGTTGCGCTGGAACTGGTCGTAGTCGTCGGTGAAATTCCGAACGATGACGAGGACGTTCGAGTCGTAAAGCACGGAGTGGAGGAGACAGAGACCGAAGATGATGCGTGACTTACCGCTCTGGACGGCTCCCTTGATGAGGGTAGACACGGAAGAAGGAAGATCGGTGGACTCGGGGAGAAGGTCGAAGATGCGGGTGTTGACACGAAGAAAGTGGAGAACCTGATTCGTGGTATCGTCGTCGGTGTCTGGATCGTCTTTGGTGTCTTGATCGTTTTCGGTGTCTAGATCATCGTTGGTGTCTGGAGTCTCCATCAGGTCGAAAGGATCACCCATGAGATGGTGAATGTAGGTGAAGAAATCGTCGAACATGGTTCTTGTATTATTGGTGGTTGAAAGATTGAAATTGTACAGCAGATCGGAGATAAGGATCAGTTTTATTCACGATATGAATGAGTAAATTTGAAAAGAAAAGTTATTTTAAAATGTTACGAACGTCCTAGGAGTAGTTGCAGCAGACGTAGACATTATTGTTCTCGAGATGGACACGGTGCGTCCCGCCGATCCTGGTGATGCTGGGATCGAGGATGGGACGACGGTGTCCGTCGTCTAGGAGCCACTTCTCGATACATTTTTCGGGTTTGCGGACGAAGTTGAGTTTGCCCTGGAGGACGTTCTGATAGCCGTTGGAAGGAACGAGGTCGTGACTCGGGGCATCGCAAGAGACCATAGACTGACAGTGTTTGGCGGCCTCGGATTCGAGATCAGAGGACCACTGGAGGAGGGGTAGACCGTGTTGTTGTCTCTGCTGCTGATGAGCGTCGAAGAAGCCTTGTGTCCATGCGTCCATTTTAAGTAGAAGCAATATTTTATTTTTCTAATTGGAAAGATAAGGATGCTATATCACAGCAAGTAATTATCCTATGTACACCAATGATATGGTTCAGCGACTCGTTGATCGGATCAAAACACGTCCGCTTCGATTGTGATGCTTTGTTGCCATACCACTCAATCAATAACTGGTGTGACCGGGTATGATCATGAGAATAAAATTAAAAAAAAAAAAAGTATTGATATAAAAAATGTCCACCTCTATCTACGAAATCATTGCTTCTTCTCCCGAACACACGATCTTCAGGGATCTCATCCGTAAGTACCATCTCGTGCGCAAACTCAAGTCGTCCAAGACCAATCTGATCGTATTCGCCCCGACCGACAAGGCGTTCCAGAAGATCGAGGTTCCGAAGAGTCCTGCCAAGGTGAAACAGATCCTCCTGAAACACCTGGAGAGGAACACCCATAAACACCAGCAACAGATCCTGCACCGTTCCAAGATCGTGGCCAAGAACGGCACGGTGGTGGTTGTTCAAAAAGTCATTGTTTGATCGATCGACAGGCGATCGTCGACCGATGGTACTGATCAAAGTTGAAGTAGAAGCCCACGCAATGACGAAAAAGACGAGGTGTCTGGGAACGCCGGTCGGTTCCATCCAGAATAGGAACAGGAAAAACAGGAACGATAGGATTTCGGCACGCCTCCATCCGATTCTACACAGGCAAACGACTTGGACGGGATCGAATCCTTGTTGGTTTCCGGTTCACAGTCGTAGAGACCACACCCCATGTATCTCGACTCGTAGCTTACTGCGATCAGGGTACACTGACAGAATACGAGAAACCGCAGGAGCGGTGTGCGTGTGTAGATGATGATGATGCTGATCCATACGAGCATACACACGGACAAGACGCTGGATAGGAATGCCTGGAACGTGTGCATGTATATTTTTAAATCTTTGATTTAAAAATTGAACCATTAAAATATAACTGTCTTACGACAAGAAAGAAAATGCTGAACGAATATAGCGAGTTCGTGCGACAGACGACCAGCAAAGATTCTGAACATGTGGATCACTTCATCCGACGGGTCGAAAAGTTGCGGACGGACAACCCACATATCAACATTTCTCTGCTCCTGACGGGATCGATGGGGTTGTCCGCCGAGATCGGGGAGTTCAACGACGTGGTGAAGAAGCTCTACTTCCAGGGCAAGACGCTGGACGAACCTACGTATTTCCATCTGAAACGGGAACTGGGAGACATCCTGTGGTACTGGATCAACACGTGTCGGAGCCTGGCACTGGATCCCGACCAGGTGCTGAAGGAAAACATCGAGAAGCTACAGAACCGGTACGAGAAGGGTCGATTCTCGGTGGGAGAGTCCGAGAATCGAAAAAAAAATGATGTATGAAAAAAAAAAGTTTTACCTACACAAAAAAAAAACCACGACCGACGACGATCCATTGGAACAATACCTTCATGTGCATGAGATGATTGAGAAGATGCTCAATGAGTGTCTGCGTTATCACGAATACCTGTGCAGATACTTTCCGGCTTGTGGATTACGATCAGTATATCGTCGTATTTGTTCTTGATAGGACGCAGGTCATAATATCCGAACTGCATCGTCTGGGGCACAGACCTACGGAGCTCATTCACCCAATCGATGTCCTGAACGTCTTCGATGATTATAATGCCACCGTCGGATAGCAGGGGAAGGTAAAGCAACAGGAACAGCTTGAGGTGTTCCAGCTGATGAGAACCATCATCGATAATGATATCGAACCGGATGTTCGAGAAATATTTTTCGACCGTATCAAGACAATAGGCGTTCGTTTCGGCAAACAGCACGACCCTAGGATCGGTAATCAGTTCGGGCAGGATCCGGATGTCCTGCAGACTCAAAATGTCTATCCCGTAGACCGTTGCATTCGGAAAGTAGTCCCTCCATAATTTGAGACTGCTACCATTATGAACCACATCAAAGTCTCCGATGCCGATCTCTAATACTTTTCGGGTAGAATATTTACGATGCTTGAAGAGTTCTTCGTACGCCGAGAGGTACGAATGACTCGTATCCTTATCCGTGCCAAGATCGCTTCGGATCAATTGAGATAACATTTATATCGTCTGTGGAAATTCCTTTAAATTAGAATTCACGGACACATCTGCCCACGGGAAACCTAGGGACTCCCGATCGTCCAAACCCCTGGTATCGCACTGTTAGGAGGCGTCCTATGTATTGTGTTCCGTCTCGAAACCACCGTCTACGAAGTTCCATGGATCCTTTCGGGCGAACCGAGAAGGGTTTCCCCTGTGTTGTTTTGCACACCCATATACAGGCGCCCTCGTCACGACCCTCGCCTTCTCGAAAGTCAACGATCTCGAACTCGTCCTCACAAAATTCCTTGTATTTTTGCAGGTCGTAACTACGCCCGCCCGTCGTGTACTTGCCGTCCCGATTGCGGATCATGATTCCTTCGTAGCCCTTGTCGGTGTATTCCAGGAATCGTGTCCGGATGTCTACAATATTATTGATTTCGTGAGTGTCGACCCATCTTATGCAAACCGGTAGTGGGAATAGGCTCTTCAGGAAAACAGTGCGTAGATAAAAAGGCTCATTGGAGACGTGATCGTAGACGTGATAATGAATAACGATGACCGGCTCGTGGGACTTTTGTTTGATCTTGCCGACCAGTTCTTCAAAGGGCATGACGTCGGAGTATAACTCGCCGTCCAAGACGATGTTAGGATGATCCCGGAAGACGGTCGAGAGGGCATCGAGAATATGTTGAACGGTCGTAAAGCGGTGTCCGGTGCGCGAACACGCCACGACCTCGTTTTCCTCGTTGCGATAGACGAGACAGCGGACACCGTCGATCTTTGGCTGGGTGAAGCACGGAAAGCGGACACGACCGGGCTTACGAAAGTCAAAGGTGTGAGCCAGCATGGGTGGTTGAAACATGATTATTATAGGATACAATCACAATTTTTTAGATCGTATAGATGTTTTTTTATGTGCTCGTGGATCAGACGGATGCACTCCCTCGATTTGTATTTTACTGCTATGTCGTAGCCCACAAACAGTTTCGTCCTAGAAAGATACCGTGGGGCGTGTTCCAGGAAGTGACGAACCACCCCGGGGTGGTTGCGCAGACACGCCTGCATGAACCCATTATCGCTTTCGGGGTGAGACAGGTTAGGATTGTGCTGAAAATACTCGAGGACACGGTACAGATTATCGGTACACATCCGGTGAAAAGTATAACGCAATTCATACTCGTCGATGCGTGATAAGTCGAGTCTGGACAGGATGCGGAATGCCTCGTAACGACAGATCATGAAGAAGTATCTGCTGTAGTAATCTTCCGAAGGATAGAGAGTCAGCAACCAGAAGAAGGCATCGGCACGATCGCTCCGTATGGTATTCAGGACGCAAGTCTCGTGAGTGACGGTACTGAACAGACCATAACGCTCGTACAAGAGTTTCATCAGCTCGAGATGGCCGTGGAGGGAAGAGATCATCCATAATTGGTAGATGCTCCTCGGTATATTGTCATCCAAAAGGTAACGGAACATCTCCAGTAGTCCTCGTTTGCAGGCGAGGATGATACCGTCTTGTACAGAGATGTTTGCGACACAGGGGATCACGAAACGACACAGCGGTATATTGTTTGTCCCGACGGAGGCGAGAAAGACCTTCCGGTTATCGTAGAAATCGTCGAGCAGGTGTTCCCACGTCCCACACATCTTTACGAGAGAGGCGACGTCTTCAGCCTCCAGGAAGCTACCGAGGATAGACTGGAACCAGTCGCACCGGAAGAGGTTGTTGGTCATGTTTGTTGTGAGGACACGTCCTTGTTGAAATGGGATGGAAAGCAGTTCAATTTTTTTCATCCAGACGAGGATGTAAAATAAAAATATTTTTGTTTTGAAAATATTTTTATTTCAGGATTTTTTTTTTTTACAACGACAGTTTGGATCAGGTTGTGTATATAGTCCGTCCGATAGGAATCCGTCGTGTCGTGGAGATAGTTGGAAGTACAAGTGGTATTTTCGTTATAGGTAAGTGTATAATATTCATAATTTAAAAACATGTCTCACTATATTTAAATCATGACAGAGAAACACGTCTTGGGTATCGACCTCGGCACCACCAATTCATGTGTTAGCGTATACATCAACGGCAAGTGCGAAGTCATTGCTAATGATCAGGGCGAGAGGACCACGCCGTCGTGGGTCGCATTCACTCCCGAAGAAAAACTCGTGGGTCTGGCCGCCAAGAGCCAGGTGATCATGAATCCCGAGAACACAATCTTCGATGCGAAACGGTTCATGGGCAAGCGGTTCTCGGACAAAGACATCCAGAACGACCTGAAGCACCTGACGTGCAAGACGTCGACGGACGACAAGGATCAGATTTTTTTCGAGATCGAGCACAAGGGAGAGACCAAGAAGCTCACGCCGATCGAGGTATCGAGTCTCATCCTTATGAAGATGAAGGAGATCGGGGAGTCGTACGTTGGCGAGACGATCAATGATGCGGTCATCACGGTTCCCGCCTATTTCAACGACCAACAGCGACAGGCCACGAAAGACGCCGGGATCATTGCGGGACTGAACGTGCTCCGGATCATCAACGAACCCACGGCGTCATCGATCGCTTACGGGATCGACAACAAGTCCGAGGACGAGAAGGTCGTTCTGGTGTTTGACCTTGGTGGGGGCACGTTTGACGTGACCCTGCTGATCATCCAGGAAGGGATCTTCGAGGTCAAGGCGACGGCTGGAGATACGCACCTGGGAGGAGAGGACTTTGATCAGAGGATCGTGGCTTGGCTGAAGGAAGAGTTTCGCAAGAAACACAAAAAATCGTTGGACGGACAGGTGAAGTGTACCAGGAGACTCCAGACGGCGGCGGAGAGGGCGAAGCGTGTACTAAGCACGTCGGCCACAACGACGATAGAGATCGAGTCGTTATACGAGGGTATCGATTTCCAGACGACGCTGACCCGTGCCCGGTTCGAGGATTTGTGTTCGGATCTCTTTCGGAGCACGCTTGACCCGGTGAGACGTGTCCTGGAAGACTCCAAGATCGGCAAGGACAAAGTCGACGAGATCGTGTTGGTTGGTGGATCGACGAGGATCCCGAAGATCCAAGAGCTGTTGAGTACGTTCTTTAATGGGAAGGAACTGTGCAAGAAGCTCAACCCGGACGAGTGCGTTGCGATCGGTGCCGGTATCCAGGGTGCGATCTTGTCCGGTACCAAGAACGAGGAGCTGAACTCCATCCTATTGGTAGACGTGACTCCGTTGTCTCTAGGGATCGAGACGTCGGGGAACCTTATGACGAAGCTCATCCCGAGGGGAACGACAATTCCGACCAGCAAGACCGAGATCTTTTCGACATTTGCGGACAATCAGCCCGGGGCGACCATCAAGGTCTTGGAGGGCGAAAGAACTCTGTCCAAGGACAACAACGTTCTGGGGGAGTTCCAGCTAGAGGGGATACCACCCGCACGACGAGGGATCCCACAGATCAAGGTAAGCTACGACATCGATAGCAATGGGATCCTGAACGTGTCGGCGGAGGTCGAGTCTGCGGGGATCAAGAAGAGCCTGACGATTCAGAACGACAAATCCAGGCTGAACGACGAAGAGATCCAAAGACTGATCAACGAGGCGGAAAAATACAAGATCGACGACGAGAAGATCCGGAAGAAGATCGAGTCGAAGAACAATTACGAATCTACACTATATCGACTCAAGAACACCCTAGAAGAAGTGAAAGAACCGAGCGAGGAGGCAGACAGGGTGCGGGAGTTCGTAAAGGAACAGGAAAAATGGTTGGAGGAGAATCAAGATCTGGAGGACTATGAGGAAAAGACAAAGGAGATCCAGGAGCAGTTCATGAAGGTGTTCCCGCTGATAAATAAGCCGTCGGAGGATGTGCAAACGGAGGATGTATCAAAGACTCCTTCAAGAACAGAGGAGGAGGCGGTTCCTCCGAATGACGTGGATTGATTTTTTTTTTTATTGTAAACATAAAATATGAAACGAGAATCCGTACTCAATATCGTTATCCTGGTAATCCAGGTCGTCATACTCATTCTTACTATTGTTTTGACGGTAAAATACACCAAGGGACAGAAAGACTCGTTCTGTAATTGTTTCGGTGCCCAGTACAACGGGAGTCGTGGCGATCCTCAGCAGAAAAACTGTTACGGCGGGGTATGTTACGACCCGAACAAGATTGCCTACGAGTACCAACAGGGAAAATTCGCCAAGACTTTTTCTGGGGTATAATCGTATTTCAAGTGTCGTGATGAACCAGGAAGACACGTCGCAGGTGCGAGCCCTCGTTTGCGATACCTCTCCAGCATCGTGGCTTGGTTTCGACACAGACCCTTCTGGTATCCGTGTTGTAGATGATCGGCTGTCCCTGTTGAAACCACGGTATGTTGTGGTTCAAATACACGAGAAACCAGAACAGGAAGAGTTGCATTTATAATATATTTCGTAAAAAAAACTGGTTACGTCTTCGTAACCAGTTTATTGGATCGATGGTATGAGTCCGATGTTGACAGCAACTACTGGATAGAAAAAAAATGAAATATTTTTTTTGATAGGGAAGATTATCCAAATGATCAAGACACGAACACAAAGAATAACCGAACGTCTGGATATTGTTCCCTTCGGACACGGTTCTCTCGATCCTATCGTATGCGAACAAGAGGTATTTCTTGAACCACCCATAGAGGAAGAAGACGAACCGGTAGTGATCCGTCGTATACCGAAAGAGTTTCCGGACGTAAAACCTTCGTATGCCGAACCACCACCAAAACACCGCCTCCCGACAAGGACAGACCTGGACATCATACGTGTGTCGAACTTTTCAGAGGACACGGAACCATACCGTATCCAGTGGTTATTCATGAATCGTTTCCACCACCCGATACGAAACATCTTTGTATCGGACTGTCGTAGGTTTGCATTTGTCCATCTGTTCTCTCGGAAACATGCTGATACGTTTTATGAACAGTTCCTTCGTTTCCCGTTTCAGAATCAGGTCTTGGAGACAAAACGGATGTATACGACTTAAACATTTCTTTCCCATAGATAAAAAATGTCGGTTTCTCAGCCACCGTCCATGACAAAAAATCTGTTCCCTCATCAGCTCAGCGCCATACACAAGATGGAAGAGATGGAGTCCAAACAGCACCTCCAAAAAAATCACATACGTATCGTTCTACGCCTTAGCATCTATGCCGATATTGCCGGGTACGGAAAGACCCTTGCGATCATCGGTCTCTTGGTGCGCGACCGGATGCCATGGGATCTCAATGCCGATTTCCAGAACGAGAACATCGGTGGCATCTATGGGAACGGCTACATCATCAAGAAGAACATCATCCGTTATCAGCGCTCCAAGACCAACATCATCCTCGCCGGCATCAACCTATTGCGCCAGTGGGAAACCGAGCTAAGACACACCGATCTACACCACGTCCTCATGATCACCAAGAAGAATGCCGATACTATCGATCCCTTCAACCACGACGTGATCCTCATCAGTCCAAACTGCTACAACTACTTCCTGAACAAGTTTCCTAATATTGCGTGGAAGCGTTTCATCTACGACGAGCCCACCCATACCAAGATCAGTGCGATGAAGTCCATCATTGCGGGTTATGTGTGGCTCATTACGGCAACGCCGGACATGCTGTTGTACAACACCCGGAGCTCCAATCAGAACTTCTTGTCCACCGTATTTACCAATTACATGGACTACCATCTGTTCCGTAGCATCATCGTTAAGAACGACGATGACTTCGTGCGTTCCTCTATCGAACTGCCACCGATAAATCACCATTATTACACCTGTTTTCAGCCCATTTATCACATCTTCAAGAACCTACTCCCCCAATCCATATCGGACATGATCTCCGCCGGAGACATGGAGGGCGCAATCCGGGCACTGGGTGGAGACAGCACCTCGAACCTTATTGAGCTCGTAAAACGGGTCAAACAGAATTCAATCGATGAGTGCGAATTCAAGATACGCCGTTATGAACGGGAACAGGACGAGATCAAGACCGACAAGTGGCTTCGAAAGAAGGACGCACTCCTCGTCCAGATCCAGGAACTGGAACAACGATTCGGGCTTTTGGAGTATCAGTGTCACATCTGTCTTTCCTCCTGTACCGATCCCGTTCTGGTTTCGTGCTGTCAGAACATCTATTGCGGACGATGCATCCTCGAATGGCTCAAAAACAATACGACGTGTCCGGTATGCCGTGAGATCATTCATCCCTGTCACCTGATCTACGTCTCCAAGAACGTCTCTATCGAGGGACACAAAAACAAGTTTCGTGTCATCATCGACATCATCACACAGCGTCCGTCGGATCATCAGTTCATCATCTTTTCGTGTTACGACAAGACCTTCGAGATACTACAACGACTGCTGAAACAACACGACATGACGTATTGTTCCATTAACGGTTCGTACCAACAACGGATGCAGAGCCTGGAACGTTTCCACAATGCCGAGACCCGCATCATGCTGTTGAACTCGTTACAGGACGGAGCGGGCATGAATCTCCAGAACACCACCGATATCATCCTGTTTCACCAGATGAAGGAGTCGATCGAAACCCAGATCATTGCGAGGGCGCAACGTGTGGGGAGGACGTGCCCCTTGGAGGTTCATCACCTCGTCTAAAAAAATATTTTTATTTTGAAATTTTTTTTTTTCCCACATTTTTATTAATTATAAATGGCAAAGAACAAGACCTACCATATCTTTGTGTGGGTCGGTGCTTCCCTGCTCATCCTCCTTCTTGTTCTTTCTTTCGTATTTTTTTACATGTATCCCATCACAACAAATATCACAACAAATATCTCCAATACGTCGGCACTAACCTTTTCTGATGCCATCCTCACCTACGTACCCGGTAGTAAAAAAACGGGTGTACAGTCTATTGCATCGGGAGACATCGTCGTCCTCGATAGGAACAGCATCTACGTAAGACTGTATGTAGCCAACATCACCGACCTGATAATGGCTCACATCCATATACTGGATCCCTCCAATAATAACCCCCCAATCCTTACACTGTTCAGCAGACCCGATAAGCCGATTACGATCGGAGACACGCCCATCCTGATAGTCAATGGTTTATTCTCTTCCCGTTCCTTTATCAATGACCTGAAGGGGAAAGACGTGTCGTTTTTTTTGGAAAAAATAGCCCAAAAGAAGCTCTTCTTCAACGTCCACACCGTCCTGAATCCGAACGGGGAACTGCAGGGAACGATCAACCTGTTGACGCTTGATGTGATTACCACGTCGAAATAACGTGCTTGAACGCCTTCTTCGGGTTACACTCGTCCGGATACCCGAACGGATTGCACACGAACCGGGTTCCTTGTATCTCTCGGACACTCGGGATATGTGTGTGTCCGTATACCCAAAGGCGTATGGAATCCGTCGTAAATATCTCGTCCATGGACTGAGCATAATACGGATTGAGCAGAAATTCGTCCGCATACCGTGGATCGATCAGTTCGTACGAGGGGAGATGATGGGTCATCACGATAATATTGTGGGTGGGAGCGTAGAGTCGTATGTTTTCTGTCAGCCACTCTCGGCTGTTCCTGCCGATGCGATTGTATTCGTTCGGATCGTCTCGAAACGTTGTGATGTGTCGGAAGTCGTTCACGTAGTTCTTACCCGACAAAGTCTCGCAATAGCCCCAAAGCGTCGTACCAATGACGGCGATAGGGCGTGGTTCCGATTGTAGTATCAGAACGTCATTATCGAGGACTATGATCCGATCCTTTTGCAGTGATCGTAGACGATCATTCGTTACGGAAATCGACGATCCGTAGTACTCGTGATTACCGGCCACCAATACGATCTTGTTGAAATGAGGAGTAAGCAGGCTCAGAAACGTGTGGTACTTGTCGAAATCGTATTTCGTATCCAGCCTACCGATGTCTCCACATAGCAAAAGTATAGCGTCTTTACAAGAGACGGACGATAGGATGGATGCGACGAGTCGTTCGATCTGTTTCGGATGTTTGTAGAACTCCAGGTGAACATCGGATAGAGAATACAAAATCATAATTTTATTTATTATGATTATGTCTTTAATATAGCAGACATGGTTTCACATTGCTCCTTTTCAGTCTGCTCGTTAGTCTTTTTTTTTTCGTCATCACGGTCGGTACAGTCGTATACACCACCCGATCACGAGAGCGTATACACTCGTATCTACCGGGAACGTATGTGGAGGCGGAAAGGTGAAGTTTCCTGGTGATGATGCGTGTCATCCGTACTTTCTTTTCTTCGTTAAATAACGATAAGAGAATAAAAGCACAGCCCACGGAACCAACACTCGTCAGTACCTCGTCCTATTCAGGAACGGGGAAGATTGACCCTGAGAGCACGTGCGAGACGGTTGAACTCGTCCGCCCGGTACATTCCACCACCCTTCTCGATCTCGGTAATTGTCTTGTGCGGGAGACTTGCCCGTTGTGCCAGCTGTGCCTGGGTGAGTTTCTGGGTCGTGCGCGCCCTCATAACAGCTGTCGCCATCTCACGGGTGACGTGTCGGAAAACGATCGCCCCGTCGGACTCTTCACGCACGGTGTCTGGTGTTTTGGTGGGACGAAGAACTTTATTCGTCGTGAGCGTGTACGGCTTCTTGAGCACCAGAACGTCCCAATCCTGATGATTCATGATTTATTTAAAAATATTTGTTTTTAAATACAAAATGATCTATCCTGAAGTCGCCAGACTCATCGGACAGATCGAATGTCCCCGGCTTTTATACGATCCCGATAAAAACAAGACCCTCCTCTTCATCGATACCCGATACCAAGACTGGTATTACGATTTGTTTCGTCTCTTTATATCATCGGTTGGTTTCGAGTGGAATATGACGGTAGTATGTCCACCCGAGCACACACCGAGTTATAAAAAGATCGAAGACCGTCTGGGGTGTGTATTCCGATTCATCCGGTTAGATGCGAACCTGAATAGCACGAGAGAATACAACAGGTTTATGACCGATCCGGAAATTTACAGACACATCCCGGAAGAGACCATATTTGTGTTCCAATCGGATTCTCAGGCTTTCCGACGATTCGATCCTCGTTATCTCGAGTATAACTACGTCGGAGCCATATGGCCGAACCCTGTTATGGGACAATGGTTCGGTAACGGTGGGACATGCCTCCGAAAGACCAGGATTGTTCAAAGACTTTTGGAAGAGAAACCGTATACGAAATATATTGCGAAACAGTTGTTTGAATTCTTTTCAATAAAAGGGATAAGAAGTTCCTTTGAAAACGAAGACGTGTTTATCTCCAAGAGCATGAACAATGCGGGACTGATGAATTGTTCTTACGAGGATGCCAAAAAATTTTCTTCCGAATTGGTATTCGATCCGGAGTCGTTATACGGACACCAGCTCCACAATATATTGGGAGAAGAGAGGTTGAAAAAGCACTGGCTCCAGACCCTGACGGAGTGGATTGCGAAAGAAAAAAGTTTTAGTTTAAACCCCAATGAAGTTTTTAAGATCTAGTTTAACGAAAACGCAAGTAGCACCATTTCTGCCGGTCTGTGTACAAGCCATACCGTCAAGGATGCCGTTGATTGCTTCTTCACACTGGTAGGCATGATCAAAAAAAGGAAACTCGTTCATTTTTGTATGAAGTACCGGTCGAATAAAGACGATCATAGCATCGTCATACCGAAAACAACCATAAAGATCACCAAAGAAGGTCCGCCAAAGGACTGATGCTCCAGGATCGACACTATCAGTTCAGGAGTTGTCTTGAGAGAAAGTGTATGGTGACGGAAGAGTATACGTCGAAGACGTGTAATCGGTGCGGTCATCTCCATACGGGTTTAGGATCGTCGGAGGTCTTCCGGTGTCCGTCGTGTTCACTGGAGATAGACAGGGACGTGAACGGAGCAAGAAACATAATGATCAATACGGTGATGGAGAGAACAAGGTAATAACGGGTAGAGCTGTATTCCCGTTATAAAAATAAATGGTTCTTGTTGTTGCTATGGAATCGATCCTGAAAAGATAGATTCAATAGAAAACAAAGGAATAACACAGTGGCGAAATGGATAATGAAACCGAGCATCTCGTAATGAAATGGAAGACCATACAGCAATGCAATATTCATGGATGATTAACCTCATATCGATCTCATTTTAGATTGTAAAAACAATCTAAAGTGAACCTTCCAAAACACAAAAGAAAGAATGATCTACATCGACGTTCGTGAATCCGGCTTCGATTTCTCCGTTCCCTTCGAATACAGGGTTCTTGATGTGGGCGACTTTCATTTATACGATGCGGAGGGGAATATCGTGGCAATCATTGAACGCAAGACTCACGCCGACCTCGGTGCATCCATCATCGACGGTCGTTTCCGTAATCAGAGGGATCGTCTTTCTCAGACCGGGGTTCCGGTCATCTACATAGTCGAGGCGATGGAACAATGGGACTATACGACGTTATCTTTGGTATACAACCTCCACAAGACCCATGGGATGACGGTCTTCACGACCCGGGACAAGACGGAGACACAGCAATGTATAGAGTTCCTGTACAAGAAAACGATTGCACCCAAGACGGACACACCGAGCGCCGAGGAAAACCTCGTGCGCAGTCGTCTGTCCAACGTGAAGAAAGACTCGATGACGCCGAGAACATATTTTATCCACTGTCTGTGCGGACTCCCCTCCGTCTCGTACAAGATAGCGTCCGATCTGTGCCAGTCCTATCGATCAGACATTATCGGGTTTTTTCGTGACGTGTGTTCCGATGATGCCGTGATCCGGTACAAGAACCGTGTGCTCAAGAAAGACCGTTTTCGGAGTCTACTGCAAGAGGTTCACGAATCTTCTTGATCCAGGGTATGGAACGTCACAATCGTCGCTTCAAACATATCTTTGGTAACGTTTGACCAATCCTGTACGATCAGGACGGGTTATTAACTCTTTTCTCTGTTTTTCCTCTCTTCTCTATTCTCTTATCGTGATGTAAAGACGTGATTCTATACAAGAAAAAAAAAAATGTTGTTGTATTTTATTTTTTTACTTAGAAATGGATCAGAAAGTACTAAATCCTGTTACTAACCGATGGATAAAAAAGAACGGCGCTTTGTACAAGGAGCTGGTGGCAAAGGGCGTCCGCTTCGATACCAAGAACACACGTTACCGTCCGGCATTCGTCGCACCACACGTACAGGTTCCCAATAACTTCGATACACTGCCGGTTGATAAGTCACGGACCGCATGGGGACTCAAAAAGCCCGACAAGATCGGTCAGAGACGCAAGGTATTGAAGGACTGCGGCAAGACGTGTTTCTTGGCTCCTGCTCAACTCAAGTTCCCGGTGTGCAACAAGGACACGCCCCCCTGTGAGTACAATTGTCGTGGCATCAAGGCGGTCACCGCTCGTGCCGGCGAGTGGAAGTACAAGGACGTGCTCTCGACCGCCAGGGCTCTTGCTCAGCGGAGCGGGTGCTACAAGACATGATTATAAATTGAATGACGTCGTTATGGTACGATCGTATCACGGAATACCCAACAAACGACGAAACCACTCCACACGTTCACAATCGCATGGAGACCGTCGATTAAGATCGTCTCCGATGTTGATATGAGACTGGAAGATGATAGGTGGTACAGGGCGGTGGTTAACAATGTATGGGAAGTAGAGCATCGGTTTTTCTAGGAAGCGTGGCACGTAGTCCGGGAGCACGCCGAGCATCACTCCGTGATACGACGGTGGTATGTATGTCTCGTCCTCGATTTCTTTGTAGTGGAACCGGAAATCGTTATATAGTATAAAATAACGATATCCGTTTATTTTAGGCTTGTCCAGAAGATCATGTTTTTTTTGTTTAGAGATTTAATATATAATAAACATGATCGACGTCCTGATTATCGGGGGTGGCTCGGCGGGTCTGTATACCGCTATCCGTCTTACCGATCGTTTTTCTAACATTGTAGTCTCGGAGAGATCCGATCGTCTTGGTGGTCGAACGAAGATGATCCGCCTCTCACCATCCGACGTACGAACCACATGTGGCGCCGGTATTGTGCGCTTCCACGATCGGCTCCTGCGTGAGTTGTGTGCTTCGCTGGATATCCCGCTCAGATTTCGTCGTTCCCGTATCAACACGCCAAATAACCGTCCCATACCGAAGGAACGGGTGTTCTCGATCGTCCGTTCCCTGAAGGAACGCTACCACAAAGAACAGCCGGGACGGATCGGATTCCGCTCGTTCTGTCGACGGTCCGAGTACAGGAGCCTGGTGAGGTGGTGCGGGTACTCGGACTTTGGGCGGGCGGATGCGAGGGACACCCTGGAATTGTACCGGTTCTCGGACTGTACCGACGAACTCCGATCCTCGTCTATCGATTGGGATCTTCTGATTGAAAAGATGGCAGAAAAACTACGAGCGACCAGACGAGTCCGGATACAGATGCGATCCGAGGTGTCGTGTGTCCGAAAACACGGGGACGGCTTTCGTTGTGAAATAGACGGCCGTTGGATCAACGCACGGAGGGTCGTAATCGCCACGACGGTTCGAGACTATCGCATCTTCTCAGGATTGTCCGGGCTTGCCTCGAACATCGGGTACCAGCCCTTCCTCCGTCTGTACGGCAGATTGGCGGAGCCGTTCCAGGTTCCGGGGATGGTGTATGCCGATTCTCCCTATCGCAAGATCTATTCGGTATCGAAAGACCCACGGTTCATATGCCTGTCGTACAGCGACAATGAGGACGCTGAGACGATAAGAAAAAAGACCGCCACGGAGATACGATACGATCTGGCAGACGTATTCCGACGACGTTTCCCCGTGATCCAAAAGCTGTGGCACTGTTATCATCCTGTCGGGACACACTACTTCCGACCCTTGCTGTCGTCGTTCCCGGATCGTGTGTCGTTTGTCGAAAAGATCCAGAACCCGTGTCCGGGGCTGTTTGTGGTGGGAGAAGCGGTGGCGTTCGACCAGGGATGGACGGAGGGAGCGCTCGAGAGCGTCGACCGGATTGTCGGGAAGATCAGAAATACATAAGATACACCCGATAGTACGACGTGATGTACATGAGGAAGCGCAAAGTATAGTAATAGACGATCTGGTTGTTGTCGATGTGGTTGTTGTCGATACCGATGATATTCCAATTATTGATGATACCGAACGTGAATTGCGTGAAGGAAAGAGTTGTGTAATTGAAAAAGGAAGTCCCGTGGTTGTTGGATACGTAGACGCTGTTATAAGGATTAAAACCTGTCGGGCGGAGCAGTACCTGTCCGTCCGAAGAGATGGACACCGCATCGATCGGGTTCTGATTCAGATCCAATCCATTGGCGGAGACGTCTGTCCCAGATCAGTTGAACGATAGAGAGAATACACGTCCGAATCATTCACGAGGACGTACATGATCGAGCCCTCCGGGTTGGTGGCGAGGATGATGTTATCCGATATCACTCGTGGATGAGCGTATATATACCTAACTAATACCGATACGATATCCTGTTTACTGTTCTTCTTTCTTATATATATGAATTTAAAGAGATAAGATCCGATCGGATCTGGTAAAAAAATGAAATAAAAAAAAAAATATATCGTTACAAATAAAAATGGAGACATACAACTACGTCAACACAGGTCTTTCGAACGTACCCACCGTTCAGGACGCACGCCTGGGGAATCAGATACAGACGCCCTACACACAGTGCACCAACTGCAGCATGTCTCGGTACGTATATCCCTCCAAGGATCAGGGGTGTCTGTTCTTTCGTGATCGTACCACGTACGACAACGAGTTCAACTGCCTCTACTTCCGCAACAAGAACAATATCAACACCAACCTCATTGATCTGCCCTTTTACGAGAAATAAAATTGAAATGTCCTTGTTTTTCTCTATGATATCCTGTAGAGAAAAACACACCATGGTATACTGCTCTATCTGCAACATCAACACGAACCGGTGGTACCAGCACCAGAACAGTGCGGTTCACACCCTCAGACAACAAAACGACGACCTCGTTCACGTCATGAATCACATGCAGATGGATAACGACAATCTGAACGAGAAATATAACCGTCTAGAGAACAAGTACAACCGACTCGAGACACAGTACTACGAGACACGACTTTCTCTCGCCACCGCCAATAATCTGTACAACGAGACCCTTACGGCCCTGGATGCCTCCAAGAAGAGACACATGTCCCGTTTCCTTGTACTACAATACCTAGACATGTTTCTGCGTCTGAACCCTGATTCCGAGTGCATGATCTGTTACGAGAAACTCACCAAAACCAACTCCTATCTACTGCGATGCGGGCACGTCCTCTGCAAGACGGACATCGCCAGGACAGGAAAGAAGTGCCCCCTATGTCGTGACGACAGCCTGTAGCGACACACCCAATAGCATCCCGCCGTAGTATTCGGGCAATACATCCCCGGAACTAAAGGTCGCCGTATAGGTCTGATCGGAGATGTCGGTCAGACGGAGCGATACGGTCTGGTTGAGGAACCAGATTCCGTAATCCCACACCCATCCGTTATTTTTTCGAAGAGACCAATAACGTTCTTGATACCACGCCTCAATGTTTTTGAAGGGGCGTCTGTGGTTGCGGATCGTGACGGACCAGTAGTACGACGATTCGGGTGGTATCTCGGCGGGCGCATTACAGGCCGTCCCGAAACACCACAATATCTCGACCGGTTCATTGTCGTGAACCGGACAGTCCGTGTATTCCCACGTGATGTCGTAGGGATTGCCCTGTTCCACCGGTTGTGTCGGGGAGTATACGTCAAAGTCCAGGAACCGGTCGTGACATATGGGATCGGTACACTGATCGAATACCATTGCGATAAACGGATAATCGATATCTTTGGTATCCCACGATACCAGCTCGTGATCCCATTTCCAGATGTTTTTGCCACCGGTAACGAGCAGACACCGACCGCACGAGGAAACGTCCCGGAATTCGTCCTGTGATAGTCCCACACCGATCGTCACACGACCGTCCAGAAACATGGGACACCCGAAAGATCCGGATCTAGATATCGTCTTGTACGACTGCATGCGACAAAAACCTACCTGTTCTCGGAACGAATTGTAGGTGGCATTCCCACACCACACCGGACCGAGACAAAGAAGACACAATAACAATCTCATTTATTCATAGCACGCATCTTATTAGATTGTTTCTTCTGCGTCTGAAAGATCCCAGCCGTAGGTCTTGTACCACTCGTCCCCGTAGCCGGATCGAACCAGGTGCTTCTCCTCTTCGGTGAGATAGCGTGGGTGGAGACCGGATCGGAGCTGATCCACCAGATGAGCCAGACACTCCTCGAGATTGATACATTTAGGGTCTTGTGGTGTATCTGGCACGGAAAATACGGTCTTGTTCTGGATGTCGAAACTCTCATAAAACTTTTCACCGATCTTTTGTAGGCGTTCCTTTTCTTCTGGGCTTATGATGCTGGCCATGTACTTGTACAGCTGTTCCTGATCCATGTTTGTTCAAAAAACATGAATCTTTATATTGATTTAACTACTGATGAGACCGAGGATCGTCACGTACATCTTTTTGGGTGGAGTGACCACGAGTCTGTTGTACTATCACTGTCGGAGTGTACACGGTACGTGCCGTTGTGGTTAATCAGTTGGTGTGCAACGATCCCACCTGTGGCTGAACGATCACGTGTTCCAGTCGGACTCATGGTTTTCATAAACACACTAGGACTGCTGTGTGTCGCACTTCACAAAAAAAAAAAATAATCTGAAAACAAAAATTTTTCAGATTTCATATTTTTTTTTTTTAGAACCTCGTGATCGCATCCGCATTCCGGAGGTAGGTATAGATAGAATGATTGAACTCCCACGACTTGCGGTTATCCGTAAACGTCACGATGGGTTCAATGTCCGTATAAAGATACGGCTGGTCGTATCGTACAAAATTCACGGTCACGGCGAGCGGGGTATTCGGTATCATGTCACACGAGTTTTTGATAGAATACACCCGTATAGACGGACGACTCAGCGTCTTTACGAAGGCATCGTTTCCGATCCGTGGACACCCGTACAAGAATCCCAGCCATCGCAGAGAAGGGTAATGCCCGGAAAAACGAGATATAACTATCGCCGACAGCGCCGCCCCGAGCGAATGACCGGTACACACTACCGTCCTGATTTGTGGGTTTGTCTTTAGTATCCTATCCACGGGATCCATTATCATACCGGTAAACAGCTCGTAGAACCCGTCGTGCACGCCCACGCCATCGTCCATAAATACCTGGACACGCTGTGTGTCTCGCAATACGTCGTACCACGTGATGGTGCCACGGAATACCATATAGATCGTGTCCTCGTTCACGTCGGATCGGTAGACCCGTCCGAGGATTTCCTTGTTGTGCACGAACTGGTGCACCAACACCCGATCCTCGAATCGAAAATGAGTGTCTATCCCAAAACTCGTATTGTACACGTCCAGGATCAACAACAGACAACGGTAAGAGACGTCCTTTATGGGATCGGACCACAGCGGTAACAGGTAGATACCAGACGGATCGAGTATGGTGTCGTCCATCATAAAGATCGAGGTATAGACGATCGCACGAAAGACGATAAAGGCACGATAGATGACGTACACGGATAGTAACAGGTAAATCACACCGAGTATGATCAACGACCACGGCAACATGTTTATTCTAGGATAGATTCTTCTTTTTTGATCAAACGTGTTTCTCCGTCGCTGTGGTTGATGGTGATCTCCTCGCACCCGAAATCGGACGGTGTATACGGGATGCCATGAAAGTCGTCGTTCGGACCAAGATAAGGAGCAATAAAGTCGGTCACGTCCTGATCTTTCTCATTGATGAATTGAAGATAACGACTGGGACCCTTCCTGTAGGAGACAATGAACTTGTAATGCTTAAAATTGATAAAGTAGGTGACCTCGTACCGGTGTTTGTCGATCTCCCTGACGCAGTAGTTGGTTTTTTGCCACAGGAACGACATACCGATCTCAAACAAGAAGTACGACAGACCCCGGATCGCTCGGAGGAAGTCCCTGTCGTGCCGGATGTAATAAAACTGGAACAAGAGCACGAGGTAGACGAGGTATTCACGACCCAGTAGTCCGATCAATAATAGGATAAACAAAACCTGGATCATGATTTAATAATAAAAAACACATATCATTAAATTAACATGTATATTATATTTATAGGATGGTTTTTGCTGCTCAACGGCATATTCTTTTATCCTCTACTTATACCCACCGTCTGGTGGACACACTTCTTGTACGGGTTCTACCTGATGTTGTATTTTACAACAGAGGTCGTATGTTCCTACCTCAATCATAGAACGAACCTCGCAATAGAAAAGACCCCGGTGCAGGACACGGCTCTGCTCATCGTGGGCTATAGAGAAGACCCATGGTACTGGAAACGGTGTCTCGAGTCACTGAAAGACCTGAAAGAATACCCGTACATCACACGGGTTCTCGTCGTTATCGACGGCGATACAGAGGAAGATCGCTACATGATTGAAACATACCACGACCTGTTTGGTTATTTTAAAAGTGGCATACGGTGTGATCCGATACCCCACGGCGGGAAACGCAGTGCCCTACACTACGGGATCCGAGAGCTGTGCCGGGACGATCGTATCCGATTCATCATGACCAGCGATTCCGATACGCTGTTCCAGGACGGGTGTGTTGAGAGCCTCTACCATGTACTGACCAACGATCCCCAAAACGGCTGTGTGACGGGTATATTGGATATATTTAATAAATGCAACATACTGACACGGGTTGTGAATGCGAGATATCTGTATGCATTCCACATCGAACGAGGGATGGCATCGTATTTTGGTGTCATGTCCTGTTGCAGTGGACCGATATCCATGTACAGGAAGGAGGTTCTGAGTAAGGAGGTTATAGAGGAATTTCGTACACAGACGTGTTTCGGTGTGCCCGTAGAACCGGGAGACGATAGACACCTGACGAACCTGACTCTGATGCAGGGATACAGATCGAGACAGGTATCATTGGCAAGGGCATCGACCGAATCGCCCACGAGTCTGTACCGTTTTTGTCTCCAGCAGTTGCGCTGGTCGAGGAGCTACTACCGGGAATTGTATTATCTGATGAGATCGATACCTAGACAGCACTGGATGCTCTCCGTCATTACGAACCACGACGTCCTGTTTAGTTTTCATATCGTTTTTTGGATAGTTTTTATCTTTTGGAAGAAGTATCACGTCATAACGTCATTCTGTATCGCCCTTGGGATACTATTTATGAGGATCCTCGTTCTCATGACGAGGATCCGAGAACTACCCATGGTAAAGTGGTACGACCTTCTATTTTTATTGTATTATTTCCCGTTATATTTTACGATCATGTTGCCCATCAGAATGTATGCCATGATTACGTGCAACAATATGGGGTGGATCACCAGTGATCGTAAGAATAGGAACAATACGGCTCAGTGTGGTCTCGTCCTGTTTATTGTTTTATGGGATGCTTATCTATTGTATCATATATTCTTTGTAGTAATCGACTCAATCGCTCGAACGGGATTGTGGCAAGGATGGCATGATCGTCCATAACTCCCATCCCCACTATCATTTCCATTGTGTCTGGTCGGTATTGCATGGAGGTGACGAACTGGACGCTCTTGTTGGGTTGGATACGGAACAGCGGAGTATGCGCAAACAGATGAAACGGGGGATCGGCACGAAAGACGTAGAAACACTGATAATACGCATAGAAATACTTTACGTTCGAGATCCCACAATAAAAAAAGTCCTGGTACTTCCGTATGTAGATCGGATACTGCGCAATCACACCGCCGTGATAACGACGGGAGGGCATGCTACTGAGCGAGTGATACCTCTCTCGAACCTGGTTACTAGAGAGATCGTATTCGAGTATTGTGAATGGGGATAAAGAATACTGAAAATACAGCGTATCGTAGTACACGAAAGGGATCCAGTTCTTTTCGGTTGCAGAATAGTTGGGAAAGAGGTGCCTGGTGAAGGGGGGTTCCATCTTGTACACGATCGGCTGTACACGACCCGGTACAGGGCTGTAATTGAATATGCCGTAGAGACCATTGTGGACGGTAAATAGACGCCCGTCTTCCAGACCGTAGTGTCGACGGGGCACCTTTAGGTCGTAGAAGGAAGGGTCGACCGGGTATAACCAAAAGTCTTGGATACGATTATTGTCCCAACGACCCATCCCGACGTAGCTGACGTAATGTAATGTATTGAGGATACGGGATATGGTAAAACTGCTGATACGAATGATGAAGACCGTCTTGCCGTCGTAGTCCAGGAAAGAAGGGTTGTAGACGAATAACGGCTGTTCATTATAAAGGCTGAGGATCTGTTGTTCGATCCCCGGCTCGTGCTTGTTGATGACGATGAACCGATCGTAGGATAAGACGCACGGCGGAGATCGCATCGTAATCCAAACGAGGAGGATGAGATTTAAAATTAAAATAAACAAGAACATTTATTAGAAATATTATAAATAATGGAGGTTCATGTCCATAATCACGAGACATTTTCTATACCGATCTACGACGTCGACTCCGACGACAGCATCCTTCGTCGTATATGTGCTCATCGGAACACGATCCCTCAGTACGTCTTCCTGTCCGAAAAATACCTCAGAAGTCAACGAAGCGTTACCCCGGTAGATCTTATTGCCATCTTCAAACGAGACACGAGTACCCTCGACCTGACATCGGTTTATCCGGAGATCCAGCCGTACAACTTTGGACAGGACATAGTCCTAACCGCATGGGTCATGACACGAGACATCCCCAAAGAGCTAGACGCATACCACGTATCCGTAATCATGCACGAGACGATACGGACAATATTCCCTCAGTCTTCACGGGAAGACATCGAAAATCTCGTTTCCCGCCATACGGCTCTAAGAGACGAGTTTTTGTTGAACGTCCAAGAGATCCAATCGGAAAACACCGTATTTACCGAGTCCTGTTCTCGGTTCGAAGGAGTTGAGCCGTATGATACCACCCCGTTCTTCGAGGAACACATAGTATACCGTATATTCGTACCAAACCCGGATCGTTTTACTCTGAAAGAGATCTTTAATCGGATCCGTGTAAATACCCGGTTCTATTATGTTTCATTCGGAAAGATCGTCAAGCTACAGTCGTCCCTGCGGGTGCCGGAGAATCGGGAAGACGAGGAGGAGACAGACGGGTGTCTGTGGATCTACGAGACCGACAAAGAAGACCCGATCTCCGTATCGGCATACGAGAAAAACCGACTTACCGTCAGGATCTCGATGAAAAAGGACGATCACAGGTACGTCAAGGATATTCTGGATTTTTTAGTCGTTTCTTCGGTAGAAAATATGGAACGGATCGGGGTGAACGGCGTTTTCTATATCAAGAACTGTCGGTACAACTCGTACGTCATGAGGGATCTATGTATGAATGATCCTTTCATTTCGTCCTTTGTACGGCTGAACGAGAACGATCTCTCGCAAAAGTCGTCACAAAACCTCTTCCTCTACTACTTCTCGCCACGACCGGTTCCAATAAAACAGTCCAATGATCCGTGTGAAGAAGACGTTCGTTCTTCTCGATTCGGTCACCTCACCGCATCCATGTCTATCCACCAGAAATCGTCAATCCACGAACAGCCCAAGACGATCACGAACACTGATCCGTTCGTCCGGGTCTACATTAAGCGGACGTACTACACGGGTTACGTCCCGGAATTCCAACGATACCTGAGTCGTCTGATGCGGTATTATGACGAACGGAGCAGTGCCGTGCGGGAAGCGTACAAGACCTATTCCAAAGCGTGCGTCCCGTTCCTGGCACTGCCATTTGAAGGAGAAAGAAAGATAGAGATTGGGACAGATTACGTGAATAAATACCCAAATCTGTACAAGATACCGGGCACGAACTACAAGAGGAAGGACTGTCAGAAGAACAAACAGCCAAGCATCATTACCCGAGAGGAGCTCGAGACCCTCGGTCTAAAGCCGGAAGAATATCTCGTTTATCCAAAAGAACCTGTAGATGGAGTCTGTCCGGAGATCTACCGTTGTGTCCACCCGGTATTTCGTTATCCGGGTCTGAAAACGATCAGCAATAATACGAGCACCGTCTTTCGTTACTACCCGTGTTGTTATGAGGTTCCCAAGCTAGAGAGCGCAAACTACAAGGACTATTACCATAACGTTCCACCCCCTCAGAAACCGCACAAGGAGACCAAAACCGCCTACATCGTCCGAGAAGAAAACAAGATCGTTCACAACACGAATCAGATCGCCGAGATACCGCTCATCCTGAAACGGTTCTTTACCTTTATGAATCCCGCATATTCTTACTTTCGCATCGGCACGCCCCAGAATATCAATAGCCTGCTCTATTGTGTCATGATGGCCGACCTGAACAGGGACGTCAACGACCCCAAAAACTACAAGATGACCGTCTCTGTGGATCAGGCGCGCAAATCTCTGGCGGACAGACCGGAAAATATCGATCTCATCTTGCAAGAGAATACGGACAGAACACGAGAAGAGATCGTAAATGATATCGTGGAAAACCGTACTTTTCTGGATCCAAGACGATACGGTGTATTACTGGAACAGCTCTACGGGATCCGTCTCGTCGTGCTGGAGCGCACCGAGAACAGAATACGGCCCATATCCTATCGTACCAATCGGAATCACTACTCCTACCGACGATCTCTTCCGTTCCTGTTCGTGTACATGCACTTCGGCAGCATCGACGAGGCAAAAACCCTATCCTACCCTCACTGCGAACCGATCCTTTACAAGCGCCTAGAACTCGACAAGATTGCCTTCCACTTCCCCTATTCGAAGGACATGGATCATCTGTTGTCAGGGTGTGTACGGTACTTCAGCAAGAACCGAGTGGTTTCGGCGATCCCCCCGTTTGATTATAAGTGGGTTGTGGGACAGACGATCGACGCATACGGCAAGCTCCGGATCCTCCATGTGGAGCACAACAAAAAACGTGCCTCTCTGTTTTTATCAGAACCACAGGCTCCGATATACAAGCCGTGTGTTGGGATCAAAGAGTACAAGGACATACTCGTGTACGACGAAGTCCGTAGCATGCTGGGAACCGACGATGCGATTGTCGGAGAGTACGACATCGGACATCCGTCTCTGACACTGCTCAAAATACGACACGCACCGATCGATCTCTATGCCGTCGTCCATCGCAAGCAGTCGGTTTCGTTTCTCAAGGACAGGCTCGACCCCTCGCTTCTAACCTGGATACGGCACGAGATGGACCTGCACCACCAGGAACGATCGGAACTCCACGAGTACCGGCGCATCCGTATGACGAGTCTTGCGATCCAGGACATCGTCCTGTACACGTTCAGCCGTGTCGAAAAAGATATTGGTACATTCTTGGATGAACACACCGTGATAGAGCCGGGGTACGTGTACCCGATCGAGTGGGATCGGTACGACTTTCGTTTCGAGAATACAGAGGATTTTATGCGGGACGGCAAGATCATACTCCCGAGCCTATCCTTTCAGGAAAGGATCCGATACCTATTATCATGGAAACTAGAGTACGAGAAGGACGTGTTGGACGGCTACAAGGATATGCGTGTCATGCCGTTCTACCTGAGAGACATACAGGAGTATCGCCCGATGCCGGGACAGGTATTGGTGATGAGAGATGCGCTCCCACAAATACGAGAGAACACCGTGTGGACAGAGTACCCGTATGAGACGGTGCTCAAAGACAAGACGGGTTCGTTCATTTATGCACGAAAGAGGGATAATAACGATGTCGTGTCGCTCGGCGTGTCGTGCGAGTCACAAAAGGAGGCAATATGTGTCCTGGACACGTGGAAGACGAAGGGATACGTCAGGAAGACGAACGATTGCGATGCCGAGGAGACCAAGGAAGAGATCATAGAAGAAAACACGAGGTACTACCCGATTTTGTCGTTGTAAAAAAAAATATCTGAAATAGAAATTTTTTTCAGATTCAGATTATTTTTTTTTTTTTCTTATGGATGCTTGCCATTATATTTGTACTTTTGGAAGGATTGAACGAAACAAGAGGCTCTTCATTTACAGAATTTACCGATTATGTCCCTCCACGTATCATCACCCGAAAGTTACACCTTTCCGACTCCGCACTTCGTGCGTGTGGTGATCCGTATGTTCAAAACTCCATCCGGACACAGATACTATCATCTCCATGACGTTCTTGGTTTCTCTGTATGCGAAGGACATAAACGAGTACGGTGATGGCCGTAAGAACAGATCAGGATGATCCGAGTCATTTGTAATAATTAACAAAAAATCCTTTATCATGACGGTAACCGTCGTGTAAAGCGGATATCCCACACATGACGCTCGAAGCGTGATTAGGAGGTGGTGGTAATAATGATCCTACCGCAGAAAAAAAAAAACTATTTGAAAATTAAAATTTTTTCAAATACAAATTATTTTCTCTAGATAAAAACACCATGAGCAATGGTTACATGCTGGCGCGACCCAGGCTTTTCGGACATCGGGCATACGATTGGTGGTGGCATCATTTCACGGGCCACGACGAGGAGGGAGCGGAGCACGGGTTCTTCCTCGAAGTGTTTGTGATCAACGCAACCCTGGACACACCGCAACCCCAGAGGTTTCCGAAACCACCGTGCTACGCGATGATCAAGGCGGGGACGTGGCCCACGAAGACGCGCCGCGGCAAACAACTGAATCGTTTCTTTAGCGTGCGCGAACTCACCGCGGACCGAAAGAGACTGGGTGTCCGGTTAGGACCCGAGATCCAAATCACCGAGACACGACTCGTAGGCACCATCGAGTGCACCGAACCCCCTTCGCGTGCGAACCTCTTCTCCGATAGGGGGAAGATGCGCTGGAGCCTGTGGGTCGACAAGCCGAACTCTTTTCATCCTGGGTACGCTACCGGCTCCCTGAGCCGCGAGCTCAACTTGTTCGACATGTTCTGGTACGTCCGAGGCATGAACGCGCGATTCCGCGGATGGGTCGAGATCGATGGTCGCAGATACCGTGTGCACCGCACCACGAGCTGCGGGTACCAGGATAAGAACTGGGGGAGAACGTTTACGAGTCCCTGGTTATGGGTCTCCGGGAGTCGTGTCCGCTCGTCCATGGGGGTGGGACTTCCGGGAGCATGCTTTGTGCTGGGTGGCACCTGTCCCACCGTCGCGGGCGTACCGGTTTTCGGTGGCGACCGCATCCTCCTGCGCGTGGTGATCCCGGGGAGACCGGCCTACGAGTTTAACTTTACACGACCAGGGTATGGAGGGGCCACGACCTGGCGTGTCCACCGGGATACGCGT